GTTTGGGTTTTGGTTTTGGGCCAGCCGAGCTTGCTCAGGTCAGCGACCATGTTGGCCACAGCGGGCAGGTTCTTGGTTGGTTCGGTTTCGGTTGGGAAGTACGAGATGAACTCAGGCAGCATCTTCTTGAGCTGCGCCAGCGTGTTACACCCGTTCACAACTGCGCTCAACTTTCTGTGGGCGTCGTCTCGCGCTTCCTTCTTAGCTTCAAAAGGCTTCATAACCTTTTTGACGTCGGCGTCTCCAACAACAAAGTCCGTTCGGTAGCTCATGCCAGAGTCCCAGCTCGGGACAGTGTCGGCGCGCAGAGCCTTTGGGTGCGTCTTGTACAGCTCTTGGATAGGCGCACTCATAGCTTGCACGAGCGCGTTCTGAATCTCTGCCTTGAGCACGTTGTCTGGTGTGCAGGGCACGTCTTGCATGATGGCGCGGATGATGGCTTCTTTTTCGTACTTGGTGATTTTCATGGTTGCTATCCTTACTTGGTTGCGGGTTGGTTGATGGGGGTGGCAAGCAGCCACTTGTTTCCGAGCAAGCGCAGCGAGCGAGCCCACTGGCGCATGTTGTGTCGCTGCACATGGACTGGTGCCCAGTCGTTGCAGAAGTTTTTACGAGCGAGGGTCAAGAACTTCGTGTTCATAGGTTGTACCTACCTTTCATGTTGAATTTAAGATGGCCGGGCTTGGGTTGCACGATGTTGTGCAACAGCTTGTTGACAGGCCGAAGCCCGTGTTCGACAACGATGTCGATGTCGTTCTTGATGCCGAACAACGTGGTGAACGTCTCCAGCATTGGGTTGAGTTCCCTGCATGCAAACCACAACGCGTCCTCGAAGTTCGGCTCGTCGTCATATAGTGCAGAGGTGGTCAACACTGCGTACGCGCTGAAGCTCCCGATACGTGCGCTGCTGCCGATCTTGTCAGGGTTGAGCCAAGAGCGCTGAGCCAGCTCAACGAAGCCGACAACACCTATCTTGTCCCTCCACGCGGTCAGCTCTGCGATCCGTTTCGTATCAGCAAGAACGAAGCGTGCGTACCACGTACCGGGACTGACGAACCTAGTTCCCGGCACCGGGTCTATCTTCAAGGCTTCCAACTTAAAAGGAGAATTTGTTGAGGATGTCATCAACGGCTTTCTTGGTGTCTTGGCGCAGCGCTTCATCTTTGCGCAGGTCTTTGGGGTCAACGCCGCACAGCGTCTGCTCAAGGGCTTTGCGTGCGGCTTCGAGGTCCAGATCATTGACCACGTTGAGCGTCTTGGTCAAGTCGCACAACTCCAAGGCACCATCGACAAGGCTGTCGTGGAACCTGCGGGCCTTGGCTTCGCCCTCAACGTAGTCGGTGGTGAGCCGGTCAGACATGCGCTTCAAGTGATCCCCGAGGCGCTGGCGTACGTCCTGCATGGCGGCGTCCACACGCTCCTGTGCAATGCGCTCCAGCTTGGCCTTGATGTCGTCCATCGCAGCGTTGCCCACGTCCACACGGAAGTCGCCCGCCGTAGGCACGGGCAGGTAGTTCACACGGAAGGCGAACTTGGTCATGATCTCGTTCTGTGATGGGTAGTCGTTGCGCTGAAACATATCGCCCAAAGCCATGGCCTGCGCTGTGATGAGCGTGGGGTAGATGTCAACGAACGACTCGACCAGAAAAGCGAACTCTTCCTCGAAGCCGTTCATCTTGGTAGCGAAGCGCTCGAAGTTGGCAGTGGGCAGCAAGCGCAGGCCCGAGTCAGACCACGGCAACGTGTTGTCGTAAACGTAGGAGCGAGCACGGCCGATCATCTGCTGAATGACCTCCAACTCTGTGCGACCTGCGAGCAGTGACTTGTTGACGCGTGCGGCATCCTTGGCCGCAGCGTTCTTGGCAGTGACGATCTCGTCGGTTGCGCCCCTGTCCAGCTTGCGTGCTGTCCACACGCTGGCGTTGAATTCGGTGAGCATGGCGCAGGTGTCAATGTTGTAGCGAGTAGTGTTCATAGTTACTCTACTTAATAAATGTTGCTTGCGTTGTTGAGTTGGTTCTTGAGCGCACGCAAGGCAAGGCGCTCAATCGTGTTTTGTTGATATGAGACGGTGTTGGCGCTGATCTCGTTGATGTTTTTCTGAAGGTAGCGGTAGATGATCTTCTCGATTGCATCCACCACTTGTTGTTGCAGCGCTTCGTCGTGATCTGCGAGCAAGACCGTGTTCTTCAATGCTTCGTTCATGGTTGGTTCTCCTTACTGGTTGATGGGTTCGGTTTGCCTTGCCAAGCGCAAGGCATTGAGGGTTGCGGAAGACAGCGTGCCGTTCAGTGTTTCTTGAAGCGCATAAGCCACAGGTGCAAGCACCTGCCTGTCCTCGCCGGTCAGCAACTTCTTGATCTTTTCTTCGTTGGAAATAATGGAAAGAACTGAGTCGTTCTGAACGAACTTCGGTAGGCGGTATATGCGGAAGTACGTGTTCTCGCTGTCCTTGTTTGCAACCCATAGCTCAAGCCCTGACTGCTTGTGGCGTAGCACGTGGTCGGAAGCCTCCCACTCGGCGGTGTTCTGCAGGGCCTCCATGATCTCAGCGCCAAGCTCAGAGAGTCGCGGCGCAGGTGGGGCCACCACCTTCTGCTTCTTGAACCACTTAAACATTGTTCACCTCCTGTTGTTGGTACATCAATTCGCAGAGCAGTATGGTGTTCTCCACCATCTGCCGTTGCTCGTCCGCGCTGACTGAGTAGAAGTCGTGCATGAAGGCCACGATTGGCGGGCTAAAGCCCGAGTCAGAGTAGGTGCCGTAGATGACCTGCCCTGATTGGTTGAACGGGGGCATGGGCTTGAGCCGCTTCCGCAGCGTGATACCCCTTGGCTTGAAGTCGAAGACAACGCCTTTGCTCATGGACGAATCCTCAACACCTTGCCAGCGCGTGGCATGAAGTCATCGTTCTCGACAACACCCCACAGCGTGGGCATGTCGGTCATGCGGTAGTCGGACTCGATGTAGCCATCGGTCAGCATGATGACAGCCTTGGCCTTGATCTTGTGCTCGGCCACATAGTCAGCAACACATGACACAACAGTGCCGCCACCGCCCTTGGGTGCAAGCTGCGTGGCAATGTCTTGGTACTGCTCGGGCTTGAACACCTGATCGTTGCACACCTGCGTGTCCCACCACAACATGCGCACGCTGTCGGGCCGTGTGTTCTGCATGATGCGCGCCACCTCACCGAACACAACAGGGTAGGCCCAGTGCATGGAGCCTGACGTGTCGCACGCAATGATGATCTCGCCAATGTTCTCGTCGAAGTGCGAAGGCATGATGAAGCCGGACGCAAGCAAGCGCTTGTTGGGTGGGCAGAAGCGCGAGTTCTCATCACCAACGCACACAGAACTGATGAAGTCCTGCAACGCATCGCGCCAATTGGTCACGCGCTCCTGCGCTGTGCCGAGGATGTCACGGCCACCCTCTTTATCACCACGCATCTTGCGCACAAGCAACTCGCCTTGGCGGTTGGCATCATCGACCATCTTGCCCAGCTTCTCGGTCTCCTCGGACGTCATGGGGTCACCGTCACCATCGCCGTTCATCTGGTGGTCGTCCATGGCCTGCGGCTGTTCGTCGGCATCCTTGAGCAACTCTTGCAGCACCTGCGGGTACGACATGCCCTTGAACTTCTCGTCGAACAAGATGTTGACCTTGGCAGGGAACTCCATGAACTTGCGGTCAGGGTCAAGCTCGTCGATCAGGCCGTTGACCACGTAGTCCATGGCCGCGTTGTTGATCTGCGGACCGAAGCGCTTGCTGTACCCGATGTACGCTGGCAAGACGCAGTGCTTGAGCGCCACGTGGAAGTTCTCGTGCAGCACAACGAAGCGCAGCTCCTTGCGTGTCAGGTCACTGATGAACGCTGTGCCGTACAGCTTGTCCTTGCCGTTGGTTGCAGCAGTGGGCATGTCATCACACACCTCGGACTTGCCCATGCACACGATGCCGGACAGCAGCGCGAACTTGTGGTGGCGCATCACGTCGATGTTGCACGCTTGGATTTTCTGGTTGGGGGTAAGTTTGTCAAAGCTCATGGTTGCTTCTCCTGTTGAAGATGTTTAATTACCAGTTCTGTCGGGTGGTAAAGCTCCGACATCTTTGGCTCGGTGTAGACCACGACGAAGTCAGACACACCGAAGTGCATGGCCCACAAGAACGCGACGGTGTCACGTGCTGCGAACAACATGTCCTTGGTGTGCGTGGCCTTGTCGAAGAACTCACGGTGAACAAGGCGCAGGGCCTTGTCCTTGATGCCGCGCCCTACGTACAACGAGACCGCTGCCTTGCCCTTTGATGCGGTCATCCACACCTTGGACACGATCACGATCTCGTCGTCCGCGTTACGGCAGAACAGGCTGATGTTCGAATCGCTATAACGTGCTGTCATTTCAGCTTGCTCCGCAAGTAGTACGCCTCGCCGTGTTGCACAGCGAATAGATCACACATGGCACGCAGCGTGTTGCGCTTGTCCGCCTTGGACATGTTGGATGGCACGAACACACGTTGCAGAACGCAGCGCACAGTGGAGGACCCGGAGTACCTTGCTTCCACATTCGTGAGCCAGAAGCCGTACACGGTGAGCATTGCATGCCCGTTACGGTATGCCACCTTGGCTTCGAGGCGCAGCCCTTTCGGGCCACGCACGAGTTTGCTGACGCCTACGTCCGTATTCACGTAGTTGTATTGGCTCATCGAGGTCATGACTTACTTCGAGCTGAAGAAAATCTTGTGCGATGCCAAGAGCGAACCGAAGTTCGTCAACGACACATAATGCGCGATGTTGGACGAGTTGGCCACGCTGTTGCAGAAGATCGACTGCATCTCTGTGCGCATGCGCAGCACGTACTCCACAACCTTGGCCGCATCGTCGCGCTTGTCAACGCGTGAGACGAACTGGAACACCTGCACAAGCTGAGCAGTGGGGTTGTCGGCCAGCGGCGCAGTCGCAGGGTCTTTGAGCACACGTTCGAGTGAGCAGATGTCACGGCCAAAGCGCACGAATGAAGACAGCGCCTCAGCAGTCGTGGCACCCAGCGTACCGATCAACGCAGCCTCCAGCGTGTCATCGTCGAGCACACCGTCACCAGCATCGAGCACGTCACCCGCTGCAACCAAGCTGCGCGGCGTAGCGTAGGCCAGTGCCATCGAGCGAGGGTTGAAGATGTAGCCGTTGTCCTTGGACTGATCCTTGCCCTCGTGCTTGCCGCCCTTCTCGTAGTCGAGGAACGAGTCCATGACCTGCGCGTAGCTGTTGACGAATGCAATCACCGAAGCGTTGACGCCCTTGTCGATGGCCCACTGCACCCACTCGCCAGCGGTAGGCTTGCGCATCTTGACGAACACGAGACGGTTGCGCAGGTGCGCTTGAATGCTATCGCCAAGACCCTCGACTGCAAGGTTGGTTGCACAGAACACCACGCTGCCCTCGGGCATGTGGTAGTTGCCCACGCGGCGCTCATAGATGATCGGGGCCAGCACGTTCTTGATGAACTGCGGAGCCTTGGCGATCTCGTCGAGGAACACCATGATTGGCTTGGCACCATTGACGCCCATCTGATTGGTGCGAGACACACCGAAGCGCTCGTTAGGCAGCTCGCGTGAGACACCGTTCTCGCGGTCGAGGTCAGGCATCCACACAGAACCATCGGACAGCTGCGTGCAATCGACAGGGTCAACTGCGATATGGCCAGCGAACTTGGGGTGCTTCTTGAGCGCATGGAACAGCGCGGTCTTGCCGATACCGTTCTCGCCCTCGACGATGACGGTACGCTTGTCGCCAACAGCGGCGATGAGGTTGAGGACTTGAGTGAAAGAAAGCATTTTGTTCATGATTGAGAACTCCTAGTGATGAAAAATTGTGTGAGACGCAGAGGTCTCACGGGGTTAAAAACAACTGATTGGGGTAGTGTATATCATTTGTCCATTGTTTGACAACTCCTTTGCAAAAAGATTGATGACCGTTCCCTTTCTCCCTGACGTGTCAGGGGTAGGGCGTGGCCGTGTTGGGGAAGTCTTTCGCGTCCATGAACGGGGCCAGTTGGATGGCGTCGGACCTGCGCTTGAGGGTGCTGCACTCTCGCTTGGCCAGTCTCCACAACGCGTCAGCCAGAACCTTCTCTGTAACGTGTTCCAGTGCGGAGTCGTTGGGGTGCTTGGCTGCGGCCTTGGTGGCCTCGTAGTCGAACACGTCCTCGGCCAGCCCCATAAACATACTGATCTCGGCCTCCGATATGCCCGGCATGCCTTGTGTCGCACGCACTAGCGCGTTCCTGTAGTGCCAGTCAACTCCCACACCCTTGAACGGTTCGAGCAGGTCGTAGTCGATGTTCACACGCCCATGGAATTCGGGTATGCGCATGCAGGCCAGCGTGATGAGGTTCTCCATGTTGGCCCGCGCTTGCTTGTGCGCGGCTCTGTCGTCGGGGCTCATGCGCTTGATGTAGTGTGTGGTGTGTGATGACTTGGCCACGTCGATCAGGTGGCGATCAACAAGCCACAGGTCAGCGCTGAACGTGGAGCCCTTGTCCGTGACGCTGTCTCGGTTGGCAATAGGCAGCGCAACAAGACGCCCGTCCGTTGTGGTCCGTGTGTTTTGGTGGCGCACATTGAGCACGTGGCGCATGAACTGTTTGCTCATGTTGGATGGGTGCCCGGTGTACAGCACACGCCGCCCGTCTGCTGTTGGTTTGTAGTAGCGTGCCATCACGGTGCTGTGCAGGATCACATCGTAGTACTCGCCCTCGTTGCGTCGCTCGATACGGTAGTGGTAGGAGCGTGAGTCTTTGAGTGGGCGTTGGTGGTCGGCCCACGTTTTGCGCGGTTGCTTGGTGTTGTTGAACGTGCTGTGCGCTGCCTCCCATGACTCGATGCTGGGCAGGTTGTGTATGGATGTTGAAAACATGGTTGCTTCTCCTAGTGTTGTGTGAGACGGCATGTCTCACGGTTGGTTAATCGGCAAGAACTTCTTGCATGTAGCGCACGAGACCGCGCACACCGATGAACTTGAGCTTTACTCTTGGTCCGTCTGTACCGGTCCCGATACCCCACCGGCCTATCGGGGTCTTGTGTCGCCACCTGCCTGTGCTTGGCCAGAGGTGATACTCGTGCCTTCTGTTGCGCCCGTCGATGTGGTACACAACGATGTGTTGACCACCCGCGTGCACGGTAAAGTCCAGACCCGCCACCGTCAAGATGGTCGGCGCGACCAAGACCCATTCCTGCGGTGTCATATCAGCACCCCATCCTCATCGAACTGCCAGTTGTTGGACTCAGCTGCCTCGACCAATGATTCGTCACTGGTGAGGTGGTCGTATTCGGACTCAAGGTCGTCGTATATCTGGCGTGCGTAGGCCTGCGCCTCTTCGAGTATCCACGTCTCAAGGCTGTCGATCAGGTGGTCGATGTCCGCACCCTTGTACAGTTGGTAGATGTTCGCACGTTGCAGCGGGCCTTCCTCTTGCAGTCGTTCCTCGTCGTCAGCTTCAACGGTCTCAAGCCTGTTGTAGTTGATACTTTCAAGGCGCATCATTTTGTCGTGCACGTAGTGGAAGCCGTGCCTGTTGACGTTTGTGTACGGCGCAACCCAGTCGTAGTTCTCTGCAATGATGGCTTGCAGTACGAAGTATCGGCCGAAGTCAGGGTGATCTTCCTTGAGGTGGTAGTCCAGAAAGTTTTTGATGCGCACGATGCCTGTCCACGATGCGCCATCACCTTGTGACCAGAAGCCTGAGAAGCGTATGTCGTCGATCTCGAAGCCGCGCTCGTTGCCGCTTTGCTTGGCGTGTTCGTAGGTGTGCTCCCACCACTCGTAGTCCAGCGTCTCGCAGAACCACTCGCGTGCTTTCTGTTGCGCCTTGGCGCTGAGTTCTCGGTAGCTGAACTCTGTCTGCTCTGTTGTCATGGCTTTGCCCTTTCTTTGAATTGCTTGGCGGCTTGCTCAAGCTGGTCGGTTACATACTCGATGGTCTTGTATCTGGCGGGGTTGTTGTACGTAATGGACGGCCCGCCCTCTGCCATGCCCGGCGCATAGTCATCGAGGTGGTTGCAGTCGAAGCCGAACACGGTGTACTTGCCCCCATCCTCAGCGCCTTCATCGGCGCTGTACGTCCACCCACCATGAACACGTGGCTCGTCGCCGTATGCTTCGTCCTTCAGGGCTTGGTAGGTCTTGCCGAAATCAGGATGGCCGCACGGTATGTAGACGTACCCGCACAGGTGGCCCCACGGTTTGTGGCGCTTGATCTCGCAGATGTACCCCGCGTCGCTCATGAACATGAGCTGGTCGGGCTCGTGCTCCCATGGTTTGTCATTCACTGACATCTTTGTGCTCCTCAATGTCGGTCACGTTGTTCTCGCCGTAGTGTGGGCTGTGGTGTGGGAACAAGCGCCATGCGTGCTCCTCGGCTTGCTCTTCGTTCTCAGCCTGCACCTCGATGGTGTAGAACTCGATTGCTTGGATGTGTACTGTGTAGCTTCTCATTCCTCGTTCTCCTTTTGTTGACGGTATGCGTTGAGTGTGTGCCACTTGGCCAGCTCCTTGGTTGACATGACCTGCACTGCGGCGCTGCGCTGCGTATCGAACAGCATGAAGCGGTACTCGTAGTTGTTCTCGTGGCCTGTGTACCCGGTCTGCTTGCCCACGTACGTCTCCTCGATGGTCTCTGCCTGCTCAGCAAGGGCCACCATGGCGTCGAGCTGCTCTGCTGTGAGCAACAGCTCAGCGTTACCGAATCTGATCTTGAATCTCATCCTGCTCTCCAATAAAACAAGTCCAACAAGAGGACGACAATGCACGCCACGTAGATGGCGCACGGGATGTAGCGTGAGACAGGCGGTCTCACGTGTGTGGGGATAGGCTTTGCTGGCCCGGTGTATCGTTTCATGGTTGCTCCTCAGCGCTGAACTCAGCGATCAATGACGTGAGCCAGCGCAGGCGGTACGCGTGCATCTGTTTAATCTCGAACGAGTTGGGATCGCCGAAGGTGCGCGCCTCTTCTGCGAAGTCCGCGCTGATGTGCCCCGCATCCTCAAGCCAGTCTTCGACGCTGAAATTGTGCTCGATGCGTTCGCGGATGACTTGACCCGCAAGGTGCTTGTCTTCGTTGTTGTGGTGCACCCCCGCAAGGTTGTCGCAGATGTAGCGGGAGTTCTTGTACTTGTACCCAGCCCAAGGCGGGTTGCGCCGCATTCTGCTGTGCACTTTCTTGAGCACGTTGGCGATGGCTTGGCGTTGTTCGTTGGTGTATGTCATGGTTGGTTCTCCTCGGTTGGTTGTTTAAAGCATTTCACGGATAACATCTTTGACGCGCTCGTCCCAGTCAATGCCGTCGATCTCCTCGTCCACGTGCTGGGTGACGATGTCCTTGACCTGATCCTCTGTGACCCAGCCCTCTTGTTTGCGGGCGTACTCGGCCAGCGTCTCACGTGCTGTGTCTGCGGCGATCTGCTCAATGTTTTCGTGGTCGTGGTGCTCGCTGCTGCCCTCGTGTTCTGCGACAGCTTCTATGATGAGTTCCGCGATCTTCTTCTCCAACATCTCGTCCATGAGTTTGAGCGTGTTGCGGTTGGCCAGCATGGCGTTGAACTTGGTCTCCACCAGCATGTCGATGTGCTTGGTGAACTGGCTGAGCAGCGCGTCGATGAGCGCATGGTGCACAGCGTGGACTGGCTGTTGGGGTTCGTCCATTGTGATGGGTGTGTCGTTGAGGTTCATGATTGCGTTCTCCATAAGTTGTTTGCCAGTGGCCGACTGGCGGCGGTTTGTGAGACATGACGTCTCACGGGTTCAAGAAAAGGAAGATGACCGTTCCCTTTGAGGGAAGGATCACATGTCTGACCAGTCCGTCGATGGTGGCATCTCGGGTATGACAATCTCCGGCCGCTTTATCAGTGGTGGAGGGGGTGGCATGGGCACGCCCGCCTCGCGCATTGCCTTGACCCGTTCAAGCCGGGCCTTGGGGCTACCGTCCTTGGCCAGCGATGACACTCTGGGCGGCGTACGTTCTTCTGGCGACGGCACATACGTGGCCAAGCTGGGCAGTCGAGCACGTTTGCGGTATTCGGATGGCATCGCTTCCCACAGCTTTTTGATTCGCAGGCGCTCTTCCCACTCGATGTAGTTCTCCCACTGCATGTGCTGGGGTGGCAAGCCTTTGCCCTGCCACATAAACTTGATGCGCTCCCGTGTCTGGGTGAGCACCAGCTTGTATTCCAAAAAGAATGTAAGGTCGAGGTCAGGCCAAGCGTTCTTGACGTGCTTCTCCTGCTGCTGTGTGGATGCCAGCTCCTTGCGCAATCCCGCCATGACTTCGGTCCACGGCGCAGTCTTGGCCGTACGCCATGCGGCGCTGGTGGCCATCTGCCTGTTGGTGGTTGCCTTGGCCTTGCGCTTCTCCAGCTCAGCGTTGGCAATGCGGACGTGCAAATCTCCGGCGACGACGCGGTTGTTCAGCTCTTTGGCCGTGAGTTCGCCCAAGCTGCGGGTTCTGGGTTGGCAGTCTTTGCACATGGTTGACTCAATCTCAAGGAGCACATTGCCTGAGTAACCCCTTGCCCGGGCCTGTGCTCGGGACAGCCTTCGCTTGAATTCAGCCAAGGGCTTGATGCTTTTGCAGGTCGCACACATGGCGGCATGGATGCCCGGTGCAGGTGAAAGGTGGTAAGTTTCCATGGTTTGCTCCAATAACATTGTGACGAAGTGTACATTGTCCACCTCTTATAAGCAAGTGGACACCCGAGTGTGACAGTGAAAAGCCTTTGTTTATGCGGGTTGCGGGGGGTGCTGACCTAGATGTCTATCAAATTCCGAAAGAGCTAAGCTGGACAAAGCCACGGGGTAAATCTTGTCCACTTGCACGCACATATATACATATATCTCTAAATCTCTATTTATATATAGTAGTGTTCTGGACAGTGGACGTTGGACGCTAGTATCCATGCGGGTTAGCGGATGCCCACGCGTTGTCCACGGCGTTGTAAGTGCTGGACATGCAAAATTTGCATAGTTTCTCCATAACACGTTACCAAATACCCGTGAGACGTGCTGTCTCACGGGGTCGGGTTGCCTCACTTGAAGCGTAGCTGGTGGGTCTCGGCCTTGTAGGTGTCCCACGCTGCGTCACGGGCTCGGGCCTCTTCGATGACCTTGCGCTTGTAGGCCTTGTCGGTGGCGAGGTGGACGAAGTCTTCACGCAGGGCGCGGAGCTTGGCGCGCTCAGTCTCACGGATGCTGATGGTGTAGCGGTTGCGGTGTGTCATGGTTGATTCTCCAAAGGGTGTGAGACAGGCTGTCTCACGGATAAAAGAAAGCCCGGACAAGCCGGGCGATTGGTGCCAGCTTGCGCTGGCTTTGCAGGGTTGACAGTGTTTTGAACAACAGGCAAGCCCCGCATTTACAACATTGCAAGGAAGCGGCGCTTTTGAGCAGCGGTCAGACCTGCGTAAGCCTTGGCCAACTTGGCGACTTCATCGACTGGCTTGTGCTGACGCGTTGTTGGGCCAGTGCTGAAGTGCACGCTGACGTTACGACTCCAAGACTTCTGGGCAGCAAGGTGGCGCGTCTCACGTGTTGACTCTGGGCCAGTGTGAAACACGGCGGTGCCCTTGGCACTCCATGTGGTGTTGCATGCATAGTGCTTGGCGTGCACCTTGGCCAGTGCTGCCAACAACTCAGGGTGAGACAGTGATGTCTCACGGACAGCGGCCTGTAACGCAGCACCGTAAGACGTGCCAGCTTTGAGGAAGGCTGAGTACTGAGAAGCGATTGTGTTGATAGTGTGTGACATGTTGCATAACTCCAATGGTGTGGGCCGACGTGGCCCTATCAGCAGAGGAACCATTCCCCTACCGATGCCTCTATTATACCAAATGGCATATTTTGGTATGCCTCAGGAGGGGCAAACGGCGTACCGTAGACCCCACCGTACCCCCACCAAGCCTTTATGTGGCAGACAGTGCCGCGCCGTAAGAACACTGTTCCACACC